CATCCGAATCAATAGGTCGGTAGGGCGGCTCAATCATTTCAGCCAAAGCTGCTTCTGGATATTCAATTTGATCTTGAGAGGGATTACTTGTAACCAATCTTTCTTTTTCAAATTGTCTTTCTGAGATGGCCATTTCCTCGTCTGGGGTAAGGATTGGTTCTTGCGCTCTCAAGTCCTTTCTTAATCCCTTACCCCCCTGCGGAGATTGCCTAATCCTCTCCTCCATGCCCTTTTCTAGTTCTATAGTTTTAGCTGCCTCCTCGGCTGACCTGAACGGCTCATCTGTTCTGCCTGGCAACGCCAACCTCTCCGTTGTCGGCAACTGAGTCCTTGGCGTAACAATCGGACCTTCGCGGACTATCTCGCCCTGCAATCCGCGAGTGTCTGGAATAATCGCCTCGCGATTGATGCCTTGGGATTCGATTGTAAACACGTTTGTCTTCGGAACTGGATCGTTTAGGTCGACTATGCTTTCCTGCATCTCTGTCGTGATTCCACGCCGTTGCATCTCGGCTGTGTCGGCTGCTGTACCACGTACGCTTCCACGCACGCCAGCCTCTGGTAGTTGTTCCTGCGTGATTACAGTGGCTTGCTTAATCGGACGCTCTTGTGGTTGTTGGCGTGCGACCTGTATTTCGGTTGATGTTGGTGCTGGTAGCGGCTCGTAGTAAGGGCGAACTTCTGTAGGCATGCCGCCTTCAAGATCAACCTTATCAAGAACCCTTCTGCCACCAAGCTCAACTTCAGTACGCTTGGCCCGCTCAACTCCGGTAGCTTGCGTCCTTTGTGCTTCGTTAAGGATTTGTTGCCAATCACGCATTTCAGCAGGCGTTGCCCTGCCATCTTTAACCTTGTAATTTAGATCCTTAAACTCGTTGAAATTGTATCCCTTAACCCTAGACCCGCTACCAAGGCCAGCGTATAACGCGCCGAACAGAGCATCTTCTGCGACCGTGCTAGGTGTAACCTCTCCACCAGTAACAGCCCTAACTCCGCTTCCAACAGCCGAGCTAACCCCAGCAGATACACCAACCGCTTTGCCAAGCTCTTGCGCTGCCCTCTTTGCACCTAGTTCTTGAAACAATGTTTTACCAGCTTGAACTAATTGAGCAGCACCAACCGTACCCATAACAACCTCTGGAGCATACTGACCAGCAGCGGCATAACCTGGGGCAAACTCACGCGCTCTTGCTGTCTTGGGCGTAAACTTCTGCAAGCCAGCTTCTGCCAGTTCGCCGCCAGCAATTGATCCGCCTATCCCACCAACCACCGCGCCAATTGGTCCGCCAGCAACAGCACCTCCAAGACCACCAGCAATCCCGCCCATAACTGATGCCGATCCCTTAATCAAACCAGCGCGTAATGCGGCAGTCTTTACATTGGTTGGAACATCAACAGCCTCTTTGTTTACGAAGTCATCAATTTCAACATCTTGTTCTGGCGTGTAATCTGGAAGCGTGGATGCGTACTGCTTTGTTTCCGCACCCCATTGGCGAGCCAGGTCAACCTGCTCTGGATAGGTAAGAGTCTTGTAATCTTCGGAAGCCTTGATCTCACTCCATGCCGGTGGTTCTTCTGGCTTGGGTGCTGGTTCTGGCTCTAATGCCATTCCAGCTAATTGACGAATCTTATTGGCTGAAGATAGCTCCTGTACTTGGGCTTCAGCCATTTTATCTACCTAGTCTTGTTTTAATCCAATTTGCAGCCGCTGGCTCTTCCTTGCCTCCAAGGGCTTCTCTTAATTGATTTTTCATAAATTGAGGAGTTATGTCAGAATCTAGCAATTGTGCTGCTTGAGGTACAGTAACAAAAATAGGATTTCCATTTGCAGCTATAAGCGGAATTTTTCCGCTTGACGCTGCTCCAGTAAGTTTACTTCTTACATCAGCACTTGCCATTTTAATTGCAGTATCTCTTGGCTGACCCTCTGCCTCATAGGTTGCCGCAACTTGCGGAACTTGGGTGCGATAAATTTGACTATAAATATCTGCTCCAGCAACACCAGCCTCTGGCGCGAGAACAGTGCGCTTCACTCCACCAAGATCAACACTAGCAGTTGGCAATAAAGACTTTTCTCCAGCCAGGTAATTCTTTGCCGCATCAATCCTTGCTTGCCTTGCTCTAGCCTCAACATCAAGTTGCCCTTGCATCTTGGTTGCCTCAAGAATGCTTGGCCCGCCTTGAGCAACCATTCTCGCGCTCATTTCTTCTCCAATAGGAATGCCAAATTCTTTTTGTTTTTCTTGCTCAAGAAATGCCGCCACTTCGGCAGCCCTAGTTGTCCTTCCGCTTGGGCTTTCCATCTCTTGTTCATTGCGAGCTTTTGCTAAATCAAGCTGTAACTTCTCCATCTCAAGACTAGACTTCATTGCTTGGTTATACTTCATCTGCTCGTAGGCCTTGTCGTATTCGCGTGCTGCTTGTGTTAATGCTGGCATAAATTATCCCCTAAAGAACGCACTGCTTCCTGGTGATCCAAATAATCCGCTAAATCCAGATATTCCACCAGCAAATGAGGCAAACTCTTGTCCTGGGCTTCGATAGCTACCAGCAATCGCCCCAACCTGCGAACCATACTGGCTGGCTTGTAAATCTGCCAGAGTATTGTAAATGCTCGCCGCATTCTGCGCTCCAATGAATCCAGCGTTAGGATTGACGTAGGCGTATGGGTTGGCGGCTGAAGGCGTAGCTTGGAAGCCACCGGTAGCTTGAGGTGCAGAGGCAGCAAGGTAATTGTTAAGCATAGCTTGCTGTGAGCCAAGACGCTGTGAGGCCAAGTTATACATCGTCGGACCGCTTGCAATAAACCCTTGAGCCGCGCCAAGGCGAGATTGTTCAAGAGCATTACGCAATCCAAGGTCACGGGCGGTAGCTGCGCCAGTAGTCTCGCCAGATCCAAGGAAGGCAGTGGCTGCGCCATAACGTGCAAGCTTGCGCTGTTCGGCAGCAGCACCGATATTGGCTGCTTCCTGCACTGCTGGTCCAAGGCCAAAAATATTCCCACGAGCAGTCTGTGCCGACCTGGCTGCCTGCTCATACTGACGGGCTTCCTCAACGCCAAGAGTAGAACCGAGACGAAGCTGGTTTAAGGCTTCTTGCTCGATCTGATTGCGGAGTTCCTCGGTCTGCTTGGTCGTTGTCGGACCAAGAGGAGTCTCGACCATCTCTTGGTACTTCCTTGAAAGCCCTCGTACAGTCGCGCCAATCGTAGGGTCAATCTCATCAATCTGTCTTAGTGTTCGCTCTTCTGGAAGACGGAGTGATTCTCTGACTTTGGATATTGCGCTTGTAGCTTGCTCGCCAGATACCGGCTGGTAATTCTCGAAAAGATTCTTAGCCTCAAGAGTATCCTTTTGTGCTTCGGCTAATTCAGCATTAAGGGAGTCAATCTCTTTCTGCGTGCTTACACGCCTTGGATCATTTGGTTGAAGATCGGACAAGAATTTATTGGCTTGTGTGATTTGACTCTGAAGATCGGTTGATGCGGCTGTGCCAATATCATACAGGCTTTTATACTCATTCTTTCTGGCCGTATTGATGTCATTAAGAATCTGATCGTCTGTAAGCTGAGAGTTTAACTTTCCAGACAACTCATCAGTTGCAATGACTTTATTGGCACGAAGATTGGCAAGCCTAGTGTCAACACTAGCAAGATCAGCCGCCCTTCCGCCTATGCCCTGAACAACATCGGACAGACCGTATCTACTGAATGATTCTTGGAAGCGAGGAGCAAGATTTTTTGCTGTTGCCTCAAGGCGAATTAAAGTCTCTCTATCTCCTCTTAGTTTTTTAAGTGTCGTTGCGTCTGGATTTCCTTTTACCTTCTCTTTTTCTGCGGCAGTTAATTTATTGAACTCGGGTGTACCCCTAATTTTTTTTGCCTGCTGTGTGACAATTTGCTTTTGGGCATCGTAATTTGCTATTTCAGTATCAACATCATTTATGCGATCAATGATATTCTGCTGATTTTGGCTTATATTCTTTCCAGAAAAATCCCTTACTATTTTTCCATACTTTTGTATGTTTGCCCTATCTGCATCATTTAGATTTTGAATACCCTTTGAAATTGCGGTCTGAAACGCATTGGAGTAATTGTTTACTGCCTGAGTGAAGTTTTCTGGATATTTTTCTGGAGCAACTACTGTTGGCTTATTTTCCTCAAATCTTTTGGCTGCGGTAGCAATATCATACTTAACGACATTGATGGTTGGCTGAACCATTTTTCCAGTAGTTCGATCAAAAACTGGTTGCTTGCTTGTGTCTGGAACAGTTCCTGTTGCCGCAAAAGTCGCTGGATTTAGCTTGTAAACATCGCGAATTAAGGCTTCCTCGGCCTTGGCTTTGTCAAAGACTAAATTCTTACCAATAAATGATTCTGCATTAGCAACACCTTTTTCTTTGAAAGGGTTAACTTCTGCCGCAAGTTTGCTGGCCGTTGCAATGTTGTAATTCCCAGCCTTAAATCGTGTTGGATCAAGTTTTAAGTTTTCCTTGATATAGGCTTCCCTAGCCCCAAGAATGTTCGCAGCATTTTTTGCGGTTACATATCTTTCTGGATTAGCCAATCCAGGGGCTGCTTTTGTAATTTCATTTACAGCCTTTTGTTTGGCTTCAGCCGCAATCTGTTCTGCTGTTTTTTTGACTGCCATATTAGCTAATACCTACTCTTGGAAGATTGCTCAAGTAATCAACATTGCCTATTCCCTGCGACTGTTGAACATTCTGTGGTACAGCCCCCATAGGAGATTGACCATAAAGGCGAGCGAATTGAAGGGCGGCTTGCTGACCCAAACCACGCTGAGTTGCGTATGCTTCTGGAGCCATCTCGAACTGACGGCGCATAGCCTCCAAGGAACGCTGTGGGCCAAGCTCACGCTCAACCTGCAAGCCAGCCTGGGCTGATCTTTGCAGATCCAAGGCCGACATCTGGCGTTCTAGTTCACGCTGGCGGGGGGAATATTTCTCCCGCAATCTTTGTTCCAGCGCGGCAATTTCTGGCTGTTTCTGGATATAAGTCTCAAGGCTTGAGCGATAGAAAAGATCATTCGCCTCAGCCGCCCTCAGAGGATCGGGAGGAGGAGGAGGTGCCGGAATAGAGGGACCGCCACCCATTAGAGTAAAGCCTTTCGCATAAATGTCATATAGTCATAACTCCTTGGTTTGCCAGAACGATTAAAGGTGATCCGCTTGCGGGGACCAAAACGCTCCGCTAGGAGCAACAGCAAGCACTTTAAGGATTTAGCACCTTTTGAGGAGATAGTCAAATCAACAAACACATTCTCGCCATCTTCGCTATGCACATAATGGTCAGCCTTTTGCCCATCCTTTATGCACCTAGCCAAAGCCACCCCGGCTATGCCTTCCTCATCCCTAACAATCCCGACCATACCCTGCTTCTCAAACCAGTTAAACCACTCAGCCAGGTTAGGCCACATAGCCTCTGGAACACCGCTTTCCTCAATGTATTCAATAGCCGTCATATTGTCTTTTGAATCTCAATTGTGTCTGGGTTGGCGGCAGCCGTAATCTGGCGTACAGCCAGCCTGTTACCAGTGCTTGAAATCTTAATGTTAATTAACCGCCATTTCTCGTACTTGCGCAGATCAGCCGCCAGCTTCTTCTTTACGGTTGTGGGAAGCACGGCTGGCAATGCAAATGGCAATACAAGCGTACTGCTTGAAATGTCAATGTTTGGCTGTACAACCACATCGCCAACATCTGTATCGCGCTGGATGAATACTGATGTATCTGTTGAGAACGAATTATCAAAGATAACTTCAAAATGACTTCCGTACTTTAATGAGAATGGATCGCCAAAGTTAAAGTCCTTTGTTCTTACATAAGACTCGTACTCAACGCCACCATCCTTGTAATCCTCAAATGTCGTTCCAGCCGGTGTCTTGTATCCTGCGTACCTTTGAATCACGCCATTGGTTTTCTTGAACATCGCCCTTGACCCTTCGTTATTGTAATTGGTTAGGGTGAACTGCATAACCTGGGGACTCCAAGTACCTTCAAACGCACCCAGAGCTGTGTTGTAAACAATCAGCGTATCGTTGTAATCGTTTGAACCTGTTGGTACGGCCAAGAAGTATCTGTTATCGTAGTAGATAGCCGTAGCAAGGCGTATTGATCCAGTGTTAATGTTCTGAATAACATCCTTAACTACTTCGGAAAGAGGTATTCCAACAGAGGTAAAGTCGTCAGCAGCCGAGCGAATGAGCGACCTAATTCCGTTGTCCGATAGGAATAGAATATCGCTGCTTACTTGAACAGCGCTTCCAGACGCAACGCATCCAGTATTGTTTGAGATGAGCGATACAATCCAATCCGTTGCAGATGTTGCATCTGGAGGAATATCAACCTGGAATATCCTGCGTTTCTTGAAAACAATAATGCGATTCTTGTAGTACGGAACGATTGCGGTAATCTCGTCGCCATCATCGCCATTTACAACGATGCTATTGGATGAAGCCCAAACACTGGGATCGAGAATATCAGACGCATACAATGTGTTCCTAAACTCTCCAGACCCAACTCCAATCAACCTATTTTCAGCGTTGATTAAAAGCCTAAGGTCTTGTGGAGGCGAGCTAACAGTTGCTGTTGCGGTTGCACCAATTCCATCTCCAATGATGGTTACTGTTGGTGCGCCGGAGTAACCAGATCCACCGTCTGACACAGTCACAGTTATAGTTCCTCCAGCTACTTGCGTGATCAAGGTTGGACTTGTTCCACCCCAATCTGGACCATTTACAAATGCTGTTGCTGTTGTGTATCCAGTGCCACTGCTTGTAACTGTAATAGCCCGAAGCTTGCCACCCTGCCTTGTTACCCTATTGCCATCCCAGAAATGAAGGTCGCCATCGGCATCGGCCATATACATCTTGTCGTTAAACTGGGCAAAGCTTACTAGCGTGCTAACTGCAATGCTGTATCCATCAGACCACATTTGAGCTTCAGATCCAAATGTCCTTGCAACAGATGCCCATGTTTCATCTGCTGGATGTATTTCAGCAGTACCACTTGATGGAATGCTATAAAATCTACCGCCAGTTACAGTCAGTAATTGTTGATAGTTGTAAGTCTCAAAGTAGCGCATCCCACCCACTGAACTGCTGGTGCTTGTAGCATTAGTGGAAAAGTTAGTAGCTCCAACACGAGTCTCCAAATTACCCTTTGGAGATAGGGTCATATTGTACAGCTCTTGTACTTGGTTCTCAGCTAATAAATCTGATTGCAGACCGCTGGCTTGTCCACCAGAGAAGTTGCGAATGCCATCAAACGCCAGCACATCGTCCGTTGCGTCAACAAAGTACGGCATGGCTGTTTAGATGATCTCTTCGATTGTAAGCTCGCCAAGGCTGTTAGGAGTGATTTGCTTCATTCCTCCAACCTGGCTTAATTCATAGTTAGCCATCGCAGCTAGGTCGGCATTGGCAGCCTGCGTAACAACCTGTGCCTTGCCATACTGCCTCTCACGCTCAAGTGCGTCTGCGTGGGTTAGGGATAACACAACATGGTTGACGTGTGGCAAACGAAGCTCGTCATTCAATGAGTTAGTTGATGGAGGAAAGTCAACCGTATAGCTGTTTCTTGTGATGCACTGAAGCTTCTCAATCACCTGCAATACTGCTGTACTGCTGGTCTGGAGCGTGGGGTAGACATCAACTTGAGCCGTACCACCGCTATTCCTACCCTTGAAGTAATAGAACGATGGAGTGCCGGTCGTGTCAAGGTTAAGTAGGCTTGAGTCCTGGCTTACAATCGTGGCCAAATCCATTGGCTGTAGCTCACTATTATCGTAAGCGATGGACAATGGATTCTCGACCAGAGAACCAAGGCTGACAGTGCGAGTGTTTGTGGCCAGCGTGTAGGTTGAGTTGGTTACGGTTTCACGCCAGGGTGCGAAGTTCCAGACGCGCCGGTAGTTCAGCGATGCTGACTTTTGCAAGAACGTGAGAGTGTCGGAGTCGGTCTTTCCAACTTTCTCGCCTGCGTATTGAGCGATCTCGGTTAGGGTCAAGCTGCCTCCAGGGCTGCCACTTTAGATTCTAAAATCTCAATTTTTGAAATTGCTTCTTTAAGCGCAGCAGTTAAAAGAGGAACTATTTTGGATTGGTCAATGCCTTGGTAGATTGGATTTCCTTCAGCATCAACAGCGTCTTTCTCGCCAACAACGCACTCTGGAACAATTTCTTTTGCTTCATGGGCAACAAAACCGTCAACCTTTTTCCCATTTACATCTGCCAACCAGTTGAAGCGATAAACTGGAAGTTGCTTGATTCTTGCAATACCATCAGATATTTGATCAAGATTTGTTTTTAAGCGATAATCAGATGATGTATTATATGCAGTTGCAGATCCAGAAACACTTATCGTGCCAACTGCTGTTGCGGCTTTTCTGAATTCTGCGATACTACCATCTGCTCCTATTTTATTTAAAATTAAAGCATTATCATTTGTAGCTAAAATATCTAAACTAGCACCTTTTCTATAGCATAAACCGCTTCCGCTTGTTGCACTAAATAATGCTGTGCTGGTTGTGTTTACCAAGAAATTTCCACTCGGATCAACGCGCATGCGTTCTGTGTTCGTGGTTTGAAATATAATATCCCCTGCTTCTTCTGTTTTGATAAACAGACCTCCAGTTCCCTTGTGCGTCAGGACTGTGGAAGTATTTGAACCAGTTGAATTCCTTATAATTCTAAATCCATAATCTGAATATGTATCATCTCCAATAAGATCAATATTGCAATCCCTGTTTCCAGTTCGACCAGATTTTCCAAGCTCAAGGGCTTGAAAATTGCCAACACCATAAACATCTAGTTTTGATGCAGCCGCAGTTCCACCAGTCCCAATCCCAACATTGCCACTTGAATCAATGCGGAGACGTTCTGTAGATGCAGTATCAAATCTTACAAATTGGCTAGTTCCATTGTAAATTCCTTGCGCTCCACCCCCAGCACCAATTCCGAAATTATCGCTTATTACAATATCGCCAGATCCTACAGTAAGTTTGCTGCTAGGACTCGTCGTCCCAACCCCAACATTGCCTGTCCCATCCTTATAAATCTGCCCCCCACCAATGTTAATTATATTGGTTGAGCCTGTAATTGTGCCAAGGAATGTGGAGGTGGTTGCGGAAAGGTTGGTGATTGTGCTTGTCGTGCTGTTCAGCGTGGCAATCGTTCCGGTTGTGCCAACAATCGTTCCGGTTACGTTACCAGTCAAATTGCCGACAAAACTTCCAGCCGTTACCCTATTCGTAAAACTACCAGTCGTATAAATTCCATTGTTCAACGCATCGTTGAACATACTTCCAACCGTAACTCTGCGCGGAGCAGATGTAGATGTTTCGTCAGCATCGGCAATCAGCAATTGGTCGGAACTGCCTACGCTGGCAATCTGATCCTGGGTCGTAATAATGCCAGCATAAATTTCAGTCTGGTCAATAAGGTTGTGCAGGCCAGCCGCAGTGACTGTTCCGTTGGTTGCAAATGTTACCTGGCGATTAAGGATTGTTGCCATATTAAGTTGTAAACCTCATTGCGGTTGCGTAGATTGTTCCTGCTGAAATTGTGCCAGCAGTTGAACCTTTATTGATTATTGAATATCTTGCCACATTTGTTGTTTGTGGATAAAAACTGACTGCAAGACAAATTGTTCCTGTAGCAGCACCCAATGTATCTATCGATCCCAAAACAATATCGCCAAGAGCGCATCCAGTTAATGCAAATGTTCCAGTTGTTGTGTCGGCTACATTATGTGCTGCTACAGTAGAAAGCGTAAATGCTGCCGTTCCATAGCTTACAGCAGTCAGCCTTGGACCAGATGCGCCTACCTTGAGTGTTCCAACCGTGGCCGTGCCAGTAACCGACATTGAGCCAGTGCTGGATACGCCAGTTGTGGATAGCTGAAGAGCTGAAGACGTGTCATCGCCATCAGTAATAGCCTGAAGCGTGCCATCAATGCCACCAGTTCCAAAGGTCTTTAGAAGTTGTGGATAGCTGGTGCTAATTAGTTGTGTTCCGAGTGTTGGCATTTATATCTCCTAGCTGTTAAAACGATTTTTTAATACATCCCAGGCCATTGAACATACTAGACCAACAACCCCCGCAATAGCCAGAGCCTTCGTCCGGAGATGCTCCAGGGAAGAGATTCTATTTACCACATCTGCGTAGTTTGACAAGCTCGTCTCTACCATTTTATACAGAGAGAGTTGCCTCTCTTCCATCCTTGCCAGCCTCTCCCGCAAGTCGCCAATCTGGTCATCAGTTCCCATAATGAGTCTTCCCAGCATCTTCAGCGGCACTCATATCTGAATATATTGGCAGAGCATTGTTATCCTGCTTGCGTGGTGAGCAGGAGGCAAAAGCAAGGCAGAGGATGACTAGCGGAATGTTCATCAAGCGGCGGCGATGGTTTCGCCATTAGGCCAACCAGACATAGGAATTTGATTTTCATCGCTCCATGTTTGATGCGTTACGATATCGTTTGTATCTGAGTTTACGAGCGACCACCTTAAGGGAATGGCGGCATCCCCAGAATCCCACTGTAATGTTTTATTTCCATCAGCAGGTTGTGACCAAAAGCCATCGTTTTGCTTGTCGTATGTTCCATTAAATCCATCTGGTGAGCCAGATACAATAACTGAGCTTGTGGTTGTCACAGGAATCCCGCTAGGCGCAGCACCTCCACCAACCTTGCGGATGTTTTGCACTCCTAGTCCTAGGGACAATCTTGGCATAAAATTACAATGCAATCACCCGCCAAGGACTTGAACCTTTGGCGGGTTGACTGCTAATTCCATTAGGCCGATTTGTATGCAATCACTCGACCAGTTCCAGCCGTAAAGCTGTTAAACTCGCCGTAGATAATATTGCCGGAACCAATTGATATACCAGTCAGCGTACCATCATAATTTCCGCTGATAGTGGTAAACGTGGTGTCGGCAAGCATCTGGATCGCCCAGTAGCCTGATGTCGCAGTTCCAGAAGTGCCAACGGTAAACCCGTTTCCACCCTGGAATTTGTCTAATGCACGCGACATAACTTACGCCGTGTAGAACGGAATCTTTACAGCAGTACCGTTGACTTTTAGCAACAAAGCACCCAGGCTGGTTGCACTCGTGCTGAATGTCCCGCCAGTAGCTGTGCTGGTAATTTCAACCAACTGCGTTTCTTTGGCTGTATCGAGGCGGAAAGGACGGCTTTTGGCCAATGCTTCCCTACGCACATAAATGTCTGACATAGTTAATCTCCTTTGCGACTCCAGGCACGTTTCACTTGATCCGCGCTGAAGCTGCTTTTGAACCTACTCCCAAGCTTTTGTTCTTGTTTGTAGTACCCCTTCATAATTGTTGATGTACTCGACAGCCTGGGATCGGATGGGGATTCTCCGGCTCCAAATACTGCCAAGCGTTGTGGGAAAGTAAACCTTTTGAGGTGCTTGGGAACTGAATCCCGATTAGCAACCGATTTCTCCAGTTCAACGACTGATCCGTTTCGGGTGTCGGTGTACTGGTAGATCGGCATTAGCTATAGCTTTCCTCGTCGGCTGACTCTGCCAACTTACGCATTTTATCCTCTTCGGACATCATTGGCTCTTCAGGCTCTTCGGATTCGTTCTCCACCATCGCATCATTGACGCGAACGTGAACAACATCACCGTCAACCTTTTCAACTGTGCCGCTGAGTTCCACAGAGTCGCCTGCTTCGGGAGCAGCCATTTCGCCTTCTCCACCATCCATCTCAAGCATAGATAGCGGCAAGCGAACAAGACCTTCCTTTGGCATAGACTTCTCTTTGGAAGAAGCTGGGGAGGTTTTACCCTCCCCAGCCTTCCGAGGACCCATACCGATAACTAGCATGGTTCCCATTAGGATCTTTAGCTAAAGTTGCTCTTCGACCACACCACGCGGTAGAACGCAGGGTTCAACTGCTTGGCAGTGTAGAACGTCTTGAACGACGCATAGGTGCGTTGTCCATAGATGTCGCTCTTGTCGGGAGCATCCAGAATCGTGACCTTAGGAGCATAAGGCGATCCGGTAGCAGCAACCGCCGTCAGGTGAGGCACGCCGAAGGCTTGCCCACCGAGAACGATGGAAGCGTAGTTGGAGCCAGTAGCTTCGGTGTTAACACCGTAAGCCGCAGTTCCAGCCGTCAAGTTGTTGGTGGTTTCAATCACGCTCACGCCAAAGAGCCGACCAACTTCGCCACGGAAGATAGCATCCGGAGCAGAGTAGGAGGACACGCGGAGGAAGTCATCGTCGTTCATCAAGTCACGAGTGACCTGGGGAGGAGCGATGAGGACGTAACCATCTTTGATCTTGGGAGCGCGGTTCACTTTGAGTGAGGTCGCGGCATCCAACAAGTCAAGAGCAGTCATCGCAGCATTAGCCGCAGATGCGCTTTGGAAGTTGGTTCCGTTGGTTCCGTTTTGAGCATAGCGGGTATAGGCCGCAGCAGAAACGGTTGTTCCAGCAGTCGTGGAGTCAGTCGTGTTCAAGACCAACGCGCGATGCGACAATGTATCCGCATGCAACGCTGCGTCTTCACCGAGTTGCTTCGTGGCCTGCGCTAAGTGGTTGAATAGTTCGGTGGCGAGCAACACGTCCGTGAGAACGATGCTGGAGCCGTACTGAACGAGGGTCGCTTCAACCGTGGTCAGGGTCAACTGACGTTCACCAGATCCGCCAGAAGGAGTCGTTCCTTCGGAGAGAGTGGTGATTGAGCTGATGCTGGGGTTGTCAAACCGAAAGAAACGGACGGTCTTGTTGCCGCCAGTTTTCGTCGGGTAAGGAACCTTTTGGGCAAACTGCTCCATCTGGAGCAAGGGGATCTGCCGTTCTAGGAGTTGCTTTGAAAAAAAGGTCTGAAACTGTGCAGAGACAGACCCTGTGGTTACGTTAGCCATTGTAGTATTATCTTTCTGCTAGAACCAGAGTTTAGACGCGATCAGCTTCTGCGGCCATCTTCAACAATTCCATTTCCTGTTCCTTGCTGGACATTTCATGGAACTGCTTCTGACGTGCAGGAGCCGAAGGCTGACTGTTCGCCGGTGTCGTAGCTTTTCTCAGTCGAGTCAGTTCTGACTCATACTGCGCAATCTTTTTCTCCAAGCCAGAGGCGGCCTCCGCCTTCAAGTGCATCTTGGCCAAACCAACAGCATCTTTGATTCCTGCTGGATAGTTCCGCAGGATCGCGTGCTGTTGTAGCAGTTGTGAAACAGCCTTGTAGAGTGGCGTAGAAGAGTCTTTGAGTTCAGGGTTGGAATCGACCTCTTCCATGAGGTTCTTATCCCACGCAGACTTCATTTCAGTCTGCACCTTCTGCTCAAACGCCTTCTTGTCCTCTACCTCAATCTCGCTGGCTTTGTTTTCAGCGAGTTTCGCAAGATCATCGCGGCCTTCGTCACGATAGCTTTTTGCCGCTTCCCTGTAATCTTCCGCGCTAAACTTGCGACTGTTTCCCTTTGTCTCTGCTTCAGGAGACACTTGACTAGCCTTTGCAGTCTTGGCTGCCTCAAGTGCTTCCCTTTCAGCCTGGAGTCTTGCTCGTTCCGCTTTGACATCATCCCACTCTTTTGCGAGTCGAGACTGCGCCCTTTGGTACTTGCTTGGCTTCTTTTCTTCGGAAGCCGACTCTGACTTGGATTCATCAGATTGCTCTGTTAAAGAACTTTTGGTTGAAACGGTTTCAGTCTCTGGGACTTCATCCGTCACCGCATCAATCGATGTGGATTTGGTTTCGGTGGTTTCGGGAGTCGCGGGTTGCTCCGAGTTATCTCCGCTGGCCGTCTCCGATTCAGTTCCGCTTGTTTCAACTGAAGCAACTGGTGCTGGTGTGTAATCCACGCCTTCATCTGCTGCTCTAGCCAAAGCCAAGACTTCTGCCTCGGTTGGGTTATTCAATTCCGCCATTTTGACCCTTTCTTACACCGCTACTCAGGGAGTCATTCTGAATAGCAGGTTAGTTGACGGCAGTTTCATCAGACCCATCCATGCCGTCTTGGATGGCTGAGTTTAGTTTTGCGGTTGCAAGCGATTCGAGAACCGCTACACAACCACGAAATCCTCTAGCATATCCACAAGCCTCCGCAAGTTCCGCATTATTCTTTTCGGTTGCAGAGGCGTTATTACGCAAAGTTAGGTTCAAAAGGATAAGGCTTAAACGCTTGCCGGTTGGCGTACCCAGAAAGCCAGTCCAAGCCTTCTCGTCTTCACTACTCCACTTGGGTTCGTTGACCCAAGCTTGATTTCTAATAAAAGCCAGTATTGCCTTAATTTTTCTCATTTGGTGTTGACTATGCAAAATGATGTACAGCCGTCATTTGCGATAGCCTTGATTGCCACGCTATGCCTTGTACAAAACTCGTCAACTGCTTTCTTGACCCCAAACTCGTAATTAGTCTTGGCCTTCTCCATGTTCATTGAGTAGTCGTGACCCATGATCAAACCGTCTGGCTTGACCAAGATCCTAGCCATCTCAAGGTCAATCTTAACGCCTGGGTAAGAGTGGTCGCCGTCAAGGTAGATAAAATCAAGCAAATTTTCAGGCAAACTTGCCATAAAGAAGAATGACGCACCCTTGACAAGCTTTACTACTGGATCTTTCTGGTACTTGTCGTGCAACGCCACAAGCGATTCGTGAAGGTCAATATGCCTTAGATTGTTTCCATCCACGTCACCGGACGGCCATTTGCCTTCAAATAAGTCAACCAAGTAAAGTACGCTTGGATTCTTGCTTCTTAATTTAGCAGAGAAATCTCCGGCAAACACTCCGATCTCCGCGCCAGCCATGCCTTCCTTAATGAAGGCATCAACCATCAAGTCTCTTGTGTCAAATTGTTCGATCAAGCAGGCATCGGACCAGCTTGTTGAGCCTGCATAGCTTCGGGAGGCAATTGCTGTCCCTGCTGTTGCATTTGAGCTTTAGCCGCATCACGAAGCTGTTTCTGGATTGCACGGGATGTGTTCGGGTCAACCTGTTCCAACGCCTGCAAGTGCTGTTGTAAGTGAGCCATCAGAACTTGCATTGCACTCTGATCGACCTGCTGTTGCCGCTGTTGAGCCGCTTGGTTAAATGCGAACAGAACGGATATATGCGCTTTGTGATCATCGCTAGGCTTGATTGCGACTGGGAATCCAGTTGCAAGCATAGTCGCGATTTCAGTCGCTTGATCTTCAGCTTGATCGCCAGAGGCTGCGTTTGGATCTTGGAAGAGTCTGCGGACCAGCGAGGGATCGTCTTGTTCAAGCACTGATTTAACCAGCTCGCCTTGATTAACGAAAGGATTATTTTGGAACATCTGCATCCGAGCCACGGATTTCTGCAACGCAAACTGACGGTTGATAAAGTCAAGTCCACCCTTGGGTTCAATAGCGTACTGGTCGTGGATTCCCTCTGGAACCATCTGGCCAGTTTCTTCCGCATACCGATACATCAAATCTTCCTTGGCGTACTGGACGTACAGCGACCAGCACTGACGGAATAAGTGAGACAAGCTCATTCGGAAAATACGATTACGCAAATCACCGGAAGCAGCGGCTTGACCCTGCATCGCTTGAATCTCAGTCGCAGTCTTGCGATCCGAGACTTGGAACTGCGAGCCAGCACCAAAGTCAGGACTACCCATCCGTTGCTCGGCAAGCATACGCTCTTCGAGCATCAGCTTTTGGAAGTCGAATGGAGGTTGGCTGAACTGAACCGGCTTCAATCCTTGCGGAAGGATCTGACCGGGTTGCATCTTCAGATTCGCTGTGTTGAGCGAGATCGGATTCTGCGCTTCAAAGACGGGTCGGTTGGCCAGCTCTACATAGTCGCTGAGGGAGTTTTTGAGCTTGTTTAACAGGTTCTCGCCTGGGAGGAGGATTTCTGCAACTCCGCGAGGACTGTACCAACCGCCCCCTGTGACCTCATAGGGGAAATCTACGAAAGGAGGTTCGCCGTGTTCATACGGCAAGTAGAAAGGTTTGCGAACATCAGTCTCAACTTCAAGCGGGCTGTAGGTCTGAACCTTCCAGCCTTTGTCGGACGGAGTGTAAAGTTCCCACAAGATGATCGTGTCGTTGCCGGATTCCTGCGTAATGCCTTCACGACGATAAATTTCATCTTGAATCTCGCTACGCAGACCGACGGACTGGTTGACCTTGCCGCTGATCTTGGTGACAAAATCCTTGTCTTGTTTGTACATCGGATTGGATTTGTAAGAATCAACCGAAACAAGAATGATGTGAACGATGAAGTCTGCATCAGCCATGCTCTTGCTGTACGCAGGCACAACCAAGTGGAACGGATCAATCGCTTCAAAGCTGATTTGCTTCTTGTCCTCATTCCACAAGACCTTTGATACGCCACGGCCATACAGCAATAAGTTGTCAATAACCGAAACAATCTCTTTCTGGAAATTGGACTGCTCGCGCATCTTGTAATCAAACCAACGCTCGGCTGATACGGTCAGCGGGGTCAACTGCTGGCGCATAGGTACAAAGCTGGAAAGGATGTCGTTGCCGATTGCGCTGTTGACGAAGGAAGGTTTTAGCTTCTCGATTGCGCTGTCAATTAGCTGAACGTGTAGGTCAGCCGCAGAAGGCCAAGGTTTCATCTTGCGACGAACACCGAAGTAGCGGGCTTGGTAGAACAAGCGTTGACGATTCTCCCAAGTCTCGCGCTGGTTCAAGCAGTCAATGATCCGCATATGATACCCTTCGCGTGCTTCGAGATTCTTCATTTGTTACGCTCCACTTTTAGTTCATACGAAAGATCGTTGACAGCATTCAATGCTTTCCTAGCCCACTCACGAGTGCCAGGTGTGCCACGACGAATTTCAATATAGGTAGGATCTTTCATCAGTTCTTCAACTATCCCCGTTGTGTGTGTTACTGGTGTCATTGTTGCGCATCCACCAAGACTCACCACGCAGATCACGCTCAATAGCATTGCGGTTATCCCGCCACTCACCCTCGATGTTTTGTGTTCGCTTTTCTTTCCAACCTGGAATGATGCGAAAGACGGCTGCGATGATCTCAAGGATTGCACGCAGCACAAATAAACTTATTTGATATTCAGACCGACTGTCTTCAGAAAGTTGACGATCTTCTCTAAGAACGAATCGTCAGCCGGTGTCGGGGTTAGTTTAACAATAATGCGTGCGGCAAGAACGATGCCACCAACAGCGGCTACGATCTCTTGCCAATTTGAAGTAATCCAGTTCCAGATATTCATAGTTTATCCTCCTGCATCAAAGCCAGCCATAACAGGGTCGTGTGACTCCATCATCTGGCTAAGAAGTCTCCAGCTTGGACGTTCTACGGGGAAAGTCAAGTCCAAGCCTACATTACCACCACTTAGGCACAATGCCAACGCATCGGCTCTGTCCGGCGATGCAAGTCCTCTGGCACGCATTGAGTCTTTGGACTCCACGCCAAGCTTACCCTTGCTGTTAGTTATGGTTCGCCTGCAAGTCAACTGCGCGGTCAAGTCCTCATCCTCCGGCAGTATGATGTCGGCACTCTCAATCTTCTTGGCCATATTGTACCACATCTCGGCTGCACGATTGGTGTAGGCATCGGTGTCGAATGCAGAAGACCCAAAGTTGACCCTATTGACTTCCCAGCCAGCTTCAGCCAAAGCATCGCACATAGGCATCCCAAGACCGCTTGCGTCAGCGTAAATGTTCTCTGGCTTTAACCCAGCCTTCTTAAACTCGACGATAAACCTGCCTACCGCAGACATCGTATCCCTTTCGCGCCATGCGATGAATGGCAGAATCTTGTTGCCGTCACTTACGCAAAGCACGTTCTGATCGCCACCAGCCGCAAAGTCAACGCCTGCCTTGCGATCTCCCGGCTTAAAGTCGGGTGGGCTGTTGTGGCAGTTTTGGAGCTGGGTCAGGCTGACCACAAGGCTCTCCGCGCCTATGTCGACAAACTCTCCGTAGATCATAGAACGGGTCAGCGGGTGCTTCTCGCCGTAACGCTGGATTACCTCATCAATCTGGTTCTGCGTTATGTGCGGGCAGTCAAACGCTGTGACTGCGTGCTTCGACCACATATTGGCTTCCTTGGTGAACGCTCGATAGAACGCACCGCTAGTCCCGCCTGGGCTGGATGCGATTAGCAGCCTAG